TATGTATTTCGCAAAAAATGCCGCTTCAAAATCTATTATGGCAGGCGTTGTGGTTTGGTTTGTAATTGAGTGGTTAGAGATAACCATGCAGCTAGTGAAAATGAATGATTCACGCTTATATATTAATGACGGCTCATGGTTACAGATTTTTACATGTTTGACAATTTCCTTATTAGTTTTATATTTGAACAAAAAATTAATATTTGCTCAGGTATATTTATGGGCTTGTCAATTTATTCGTACTTTTACAAAAAATTATCATATCAAGAAAAAAAAATAGATAATATAATTAGCAAATCTATTATATTTTTGCAAAAAATTAATATTATGAGTGAAAAATCAGAAGTTAGAACGATATTAGATGCAGTTGCAGGATTTAACGATTCAATTAACGGGTTTAAAGATAGCATTATAATTACAATGCGAAGCGAAATGAAAGAATTGAAAATTGAATTAAAGGATTATTTCACAAGTGAGATAAATAGAACAAATCAAGATGTAAGGGAATTGAAATCAGAAGTTGTCACTGTTAAAAAAGAAGCCGAATCAAGTAAATTACTTATTCGTGACCAGAAAAATAAATTAGCTTGGGTAATATCAATAGCTATTTTCTTTTCAACGTTAATTATCGGGGTAGTTCAGCATTTTGTATTCAAGATAATAGGATAATGAAAATAAACTATCAAATAAAAGCATTAATATACGGTTTAATAATGATAGGCTTAATATTAGTGGCAGATTGGCACAAAGTAACCTCACTGCCTTTAATAACGCTTATATCATCGTTATGCTATATTTTATTTTGTAGTATTTTAATAACATTAGCTTCAGGTTTTTTTAATATAGATTAAGTTTTTTCATAATTAGTTTTCAGTTTAAGGCAGGAGTGATTACCTGCCTTTTTACATTGAGTTATACGACTTGTTTATTTTTAATATGTATTCATGCGTACTCCCTGCATTTTTAAACTCATTAAATTCCTTTTTCCATACATCGCACAGAAAATAAGCTTTAGTGTCTGAGAAGTGTCCAAAAGGCTCATAAGTAAGGCCATCTTTTGTTATTCTCCTTTTTTGTAAACCTCCATTTTCATCTTGAACAACCGAAATGTAATCGTTAATAGAATCTTTGCAGTTCTCATTGATTGAAATTGATAAACTAGGAACTAAGCCTTCATAGACAGCATTAATAAATTCACCACGAATACTTACTGAGGGATTAGAATTTGATACTCGATTTCTAACTATAAATTCTTCTTTTAAAACACCCTCATGAAGTTGAATAAATGACCTTTTTTCATTATCGATCGTATTTTTTGCTTTAGCCGATGCATCCCCATGTAGTATTATTAAATCTTCATGCCCTATTTTGTTTAGGTATTTATTTACCAATCCGGCTGATTTTTGAGCTGTATTGTCGGGGTCTGCTGCTGCTATTTCTGCTATTTGTATTGCATGTCCTCCATCTAATTGCCATAGCGATATAGCACAATAAGGTAAAACATTGCTATCAATTGATTCGTGAATAGGCAAATATGGATTAAATGGGATGTTATGAACATGTTTATCTAGTTCAAATCCACGCCAATATGCATTTTCTTTTTTTAGTTGAAAATCCCAATCACCCTCAACAAATACCCTGTAATGATAATGAGGCAGTGTTTTTAAGGTTTTTAGATATTCTTTTGGAATATATGGATTATCAAATATTCTTGCTTGTATATAATGCCATTCTGGGTTTAACTTACCTTCTTGATGAGGTGTAAAAATCTTCTTTTTTACCCATCCAGGCGAAGGATTGCACGTCGCAAATATAATAGGATCTGGCTGCTTATTGCCAGCAGGAACAACATAAGAGCCAGATCTTTCAATCATTTTATGAAATGTATCTTCTTGTAGTTCATTGATTTCCTCCGCCAAAAATCCGTTGACTTCAAGCCCCTTAAATCGGTCTAATTCTTTATCTCTGTTGTAATTTTCAGGAAAAAATATAATTTGCGACCCATTTTTGAACTCTACTCTTGGATTTGTTGGATTTCTTCTTCTATCTGATGCCACAAAGTCAGATGGACAAACCTTATCCCAGGTAGGGAAAACATTTTTTTCAATCGTAGGCATATCTTTACGAACGATAGCCCATCTTGAATACGGAAACATCCTACATAGCATTATCAAGATGCCTATTGCTGCAAAAGATTTACCCCCTCGTATTCCACCACCGTAGAGCACAAAGCTATATAGTTTTGAAAATACAGCTTTAATAAATTCTATTTGCTTTGGAAATGGATCAAATATTATTGTTTTTTGCATTTATTTAAAAGTTAAAGGAGTCTTTCGACTCCTAATAGGGGGTTAATTATTGGTGGTTTAAATAAATAAAATAATCGTTCAGTATATTCCTGAAAATATTTAATCGTTTCTTCTTTAGTTGCAATACCTAAATCGAAATCATTTAAACATCCTTCGATGTAGTTTTCCATATCTTCTACTGTATTTATTTCGTTTGCTTTCATATTGTTAGTTCTTTTCCGGTTAATGCCCAAATGATGTTTTGTAATTGGTGGACAAATTTAACAGGTAATTTTAAATTAATAATAGAATGACCATTGTCAATATATCCATCTTCTAAATTAAATTCTAGTCCATGATAAGAATAATATACTCCATACATATGAATAAATCCAAGCTTAACCAACCACTCTTTAGTTAAGGAGATAGGAACGTAAAACCCAAGCCATTTATCGAAATCATCTAAAGTTAATTTAACAGGTTTACCAATAGGTGTACCAGTTAATGTACCATCTTGATTTTTTACATAATTACCTACTCTTAATTCTTCTGCTTTCATACCTTAAATATTAAAATGATTCAATAAACTCAACTTTACACGATACATAATCCCGTGTTTTATCTAGAATAAATGTATCACTTAAATTATTAATATGTTTACACCCATCAGATTGTAATATTTTAGCATAAACAAGTCCGTCTAATACAAATTTCTTCGCAAATGCTATATTATCATGATCTTTTTTATTATCTGGCTTAAACCAAGTAAAATGCACATCGTATTTTTTATTATCAAGGTCAAACTTTTGTGAAATAGCTAAATAAGCAACTGATGTTGTTTTTGATTTTTTCATTTTTGCAGCGACATATCTATTAGTACGCTCAGCAAGGACATACTCATTTAAACTAGGAAATGACATATTAAGAATTAATTCTTTTTTCATTTAATCTGATTATTACGTATATCTATTTCAATACTATGTATATCCTTTAAATTTTCATTAAATTCTGTACTAGAATGAGCTATTTCATGACATTCTCGACATAAAGCTATTAAATTATCAATTTCATCCTTACCTCCTTGACTTTTAAATTTGATGTGATGAATATCTATACTTTTAGACATGCATACCTCGCAAGGAATGAAATCTGCAATTGTGTATCCAAAAAAATCAATGTATATTTTTTTATATTTTACCATATCTGTAATTAAATCCCAAAAATTATCATTAACAATATCGTTAAATTCATCAGGTAGGTGTTTCATTTCTTTTTTGAATCTTCAATAATTACATTAGCAATCTTGCTCAATCGGTCAATAGTCTTATAATGCAATTCATCAATTTTGTTGTGTTGTTTTGATTTATAATAAATTAATGCGTGCTTAAACGTCCATCCTTTATTTAATAAGACATTAATTTTTTTATATTTTTTACGTTCAAATATGGCCATGAATGCCATTCGGATAGGTTCTTTTAGTTTCATATTTTATTATATATTTTAATATTATAAAGATAATTGTTTATATTCTTTTTCTGTAAAAGCTATATGATTCGTAATATAGCTTTTACGCTCAATATACTTACAAAACGATACATCAGTAAACGAATTAGTTCTACATTGCCAGCTTTCTAATGCATTTATAAAATCTTTTTCATCCATGTTATGAATTACATTAAATTCAATTGGGTTATTTTCTACATTAAATTTTACTTCTGCGGTAAACCAATTATAATCTCCAAATTTCATATTTTATAATATTAAATAAATAAATAATCATTTTCATGTCTCAAACGCTTTTTATTATTGCGTTAGCGGCAATCTTGAAAAAACCATTGCTTTAGCATTTCATAACTTCCGCACGATTGCCAGCCGTTTGGAATTTTCAGTTTCCTAACTTCATTTTCAACAAATTCTTTTGTCATTTCATAAACACCATTTTCCCATTCAGGGTCTTGCTGATATATTGTTGCAAAGCTCAATAATTTAGCAAACTTTCTTTGTTCAATTTTAGAACGAAAGCCATCCGCTAACACTATGTTTATGCAATTTTGGTCGGTACTCATTTTAATATGTTTTTTAAATTATTTCTTTTACAACATTTAATCATTTCAATTAAACATTCTTCTGGACATGCAACTATAGAATCATG